AAGAAGATGGAGTTGAACTAGTTGTACAAGCAGGAGCTAGTTTCAATTTTAGTGAACATAAAGATTTATTGGATAGTATTAAAAAAGCAGGACACAACGCTATGGCAGAATATAACATTAGAAAATTTGATAAGAATATAGAACCAAAAGACTTTGCTCACGATGTAGTAAAAGAAGATGAAGAAATTCGCAGATTAAAAGAACTATCTGGTATTAAAGAAGCAGAAAAGCGTTGGAAACAAACTAGTATGTCTCCAGAAGAAGCAATTGAAAAATACGGTAAAGAAAACGTAAAAGTTAAAAAAGGTGCATTGCGTAATGGCGATGACATGGTAGAAGTATTTGTTGAATCAATGAACGAAGGCGGAAATTCAGTAGAGGCATTTATGGCACATGTAGTTGATCATGCTAAAGAAATTCAAGCAGATAACTATAGAATGACTGATAGTTCATATTACGAATTCACAGATGAAATAGATACAGATGATGAAGAATTTATGAGTATGCCACAAGTGCAAGCTATATTAAAAGCAATACCACATGTGGATATGGAAAACACAGATATTAAACATGCAATTGATGTTTTAGCATCAGGCGAATTACTTGAAGCAGAAACTGAATCATATTCACCAGGTGATGAGTATACTGATTCAGAAGGTATGGTAAGCGATTGCTGTGGTGCTCCTATGATAAACTACAATGATGGTTTTGGTAGATGTGGCGATTGTAAAGAAATGGCAAGCGGCGAAACTGAAGAAGAATTTTATGAGGCAACTGAGAAAAAAGCATTTTTAAGAAGAATGCAACCAGGACAACCAGAAGTAGTAGGTGAAGGTTATTCACCTGCAACAGGTAGTATGAAAACAAGTTATATTCAATTACCAGAAAACACTAAACTTATTATTAAGCATACAAAAGGTGTTAATGAAGAAGTGCGTGGTAGCAGATCACGTAACATCAAAGCATTGTTTATTGAAAACAGTGCCGGAGAGAGATTTAGATTCCCACACAAATATTTACAAGGCGCTAAAGCTATGGCCAACCATGTAAGCAAAGGCGGAACGCCATATGATGCAATTGGTGAATCAATTACAAAATTATGTACAGAAGTAGCACAATGCAGCCAGTTTTTGAGACATGTGCGTACAAACAAATTAACAAACGAAGGCAATGAAAACATTGTTGAAACAGTTAAACAAAAATTAAAAGAATTTAAGAATACAGTTAAGAGTCTACAGACTTCAAGAGGTTATAACAACTATCAAGTTCCTACTACTGCGATTGTAGAAGAAAATGATAAAGAATCGGTTGACTTAACTGACAAGTTCATGTACAATACATTTGAAACTGCAAATATGGATGCAGTTTTAGAAACAGTAGCCCGTATTGTAAAGGAGAGAGATAGTATGACAGATCTAACAAAAACTAACATGAATCGTTTATACGACATGATTAAAAACAAGGAAGATTTTAAACTTAACATTGATCCAAATGACCCAGAACATCCGGATAATGAAGATCCAATTAAATATTCAGGTGGAAACGGTGCAATGGCTAAGTTAGTATCACACTTATCTTATCTAGCAATGAACAGTAAAAATGACGAAGTATTTAACTTACTAAGTCAAATTTCAGGCGAAATGTATAGCTTGCCAAAAGAGCATGTTATATTATTGGCCAAAATTGCAAAATATTTAGACAAAAATAACAAGGCTCCAGCAAAGGAACCAGCAATGGAAGATCTTGCTGAGTCTATGTTAAATAGTCTAAGAAGAAAGATTGCATAATTTTTCTTTAAAAGTGCTTGACAGTAGGCACAATTTGTTATATACTGTAATGGCAACTAAAGGCAAAAGTAGTTAAGAGCTACACAAAGGCAAAGTAGCACTAGCTACAAAAACAAAGCAGAACTATAAGTTCTGTTACAAATAAAGGCTAATATAGGAGAAACTAATAATGGCATCTTTAGCAGAAATCCGTGCAAAATTACAAGCACAAGAAACAAAGAGCTCAGGCTCATCACAAGGTGGCGGCGATAACGCTATCTTCACACACTGGAATATTCCAGAAGGCAGTAGTGCAACACTACGATTCCTCCCAGACGCAGATCCCGACAACACTTTCTTTTGGAAAGAACGTCAAATGATCCGTCTATCATTTCCAGGTGTAAAAGGCGGCGACGAAAACAAACCAGTTACAATACAAGTACCTTGTGTTGAAATGTGGGGAGATACATGTCCAGTACATGCAGAAATTCGTCCTTGGTTTAAAGACCCTACAATGGAAGACATGGGTCGTAAGTATTGGAAAAAGCGTAGTTACATTTTCCAAGGCTTTGTAACACAAAGTGATCTACAGGAAGACTCAGTACCTGAGAATCCTATTAGACGTTTTGTTATTTCACCTCAAATTTATAAAATCATTAGTTCAGCATTAATGGATCCTGAATTCCAGGAAATTCCTACAGACTATGAAGCTGGTACAGATTTCGTAATTAGGAAATCTACCAAAGGTCAGTATGCTGACTATTCAACATCTAATTGGGCTCGTAGAGAACGTAGTTTAGATCAAACAGAACGTGATGCAATTTCAACACACGATCTGCATAATCTAAATGACTTCTTACCTAAGAAGCCTGATGCAGAACATCTAAACGCTATCTTTGAAATGTTTGAAGCAAGTGTTGATGGACAACTGTATGATCCAGCACGTTTTGGTCAGTACTATCGTCCATATGGTGTAGATGCACCAGCTACTACAGGAGCAAAACCTGAAGCGGCAGCAACTACTCCACCACCAACACCAGCACCTGCACCTGCACCAGCGGCACCAGTTGCTGAAGCAGTAGCACCAGCGCCAGAACCAGTAATGGCTGAAGCGGCACCGGCACCAACTGCACCAGCAGGCGATCAAGCAAGTGCTCAAGACATTTTAGCAGCGATTAGAAATCGTAAGCAATAAGTAATATAAATTAAGTGAGGGTCCTTAGTGCCCTCACTTTAACATAGGAGAAAAAACATTATGGCAAGACCATTTGACGTAAGTAAATTCCGAAAAGCTATTACTAAAAGTGTTCCTGGGTTAAGCGTAGGCTTTAATGACCCCGACACTTGGATTAGTACAGGAAATTACACATTAAACAAACTTATCAGTAATGAATTCGACAAAGGAATTCCATTAGGTAAGGTAACTGTTCTAGCAGGAGAATCAGGCGCAGGTAAATCGTTTATCGCGGCAGGTAATGTAGTTAGATCAGCACAAGAACAAGGCATATTTGTTATTCTAATTGATAGTGAAAACGCATTAGATGAGAAATGGCTACACGCATTAAATGTAGACACTAGTCCAGAAAAACTACTTAAACTAAACATGAGTATGATTGATGATGTTGCTAAAACAATTAGTGACTTTATGAAAGATTACAAGGCAGAATATGCCGAATCAGAATCAGAAGATCGTCCTAAAGTATTGTTTGTAGTTGACTCGTTGGGTATGTTGTTAACACCTACTGATGTTGATCAATTTAATAAAGGTGATATGAAAGGTGATATGGGTCGTAAACCAAAGGCTCTAACTGCACTAGTTCGTAACACAGTTAATATGTTTGGACAATATAACGTAGGACTACTAGCAACTAACCATACATATGCATCACAAGATATGTTTGATCCAGATGATAAAATCTCAGGTGGACAAGGCTTTATCTATGCATCAAGTATTGTTATTGCAATGCGTAAACTTAAACTAAAAGTTGATGCAGATGGCAACAAAACATCACAAGTATTTGGTATTAGAGCAGCATGTAAGGTAATGAAATCTCGTTATGCTAAACCATTTGAAAGTGTACAAGTTGAAATTCCGTATGAAACAGGTATGAGCCCATACAGTGGCTTGACTGACTTCTTTGAAGCAAAGGGTTTGTTAAAGAAAAGTGGAAACAGTTTAGAATACATTAGTCCAATAACAGGCGAAGTAATTAAAATGTTTCGTAAACCTTGGAATGCAAACAAGGACGGCGCATTAGATATTGTTATGAATGAATATAATAATGATATAGCTGATGCAGAAGATGAACAAACGGAGGTTAACGAAAACGATAATCAACCGGAGGTAATAAATGAATCTTGATGAAGGAGATTTTGAGTTTATATTTAACTTTTATGACGAAGCATCAAACTTTATAGCTGATAAAGATAAATTAGAGTTTGCTCGTAGAACAATATATCAGCTTGTTGACTTTGGATTTGAATTAAAGCCAGCATATAAAGAAATATCTGATCATTGCGAATACTTAGGTGAGGCACTTGATGAACACTTAGAGCAAGAAGAAGAAGACGAAGATGTTTTTGACGAATATAATGAAGATGACGAGGAGTTAGATTACTAATGAGTGCATGGTATCGTAAAGTAACAACAAATTTAGGAGAGATAGTTCACGCTATCTCTCATTTTGAGAAACAAATTGATGAAGCACGATTTGAGTGTAGTATGAAAGGTGTGTTAGAAAAACAAAGTAGAGATATGCCTGGTATAGTAGAACACAGATTTAATCAATTACAAGAAGTAGAAGCAATACTTGAGTTTCTTAATACAGAAATGCGTAAATTACGATCCCAGACATTTCGTAAGTTCCTAGAAAACTACAATAAAGCACTTAGCTCGCGTGATGCAGACAAGTTTGTTGACGGCGAGCAAGATGTAGTAGATTTACAATACCTAATTAATGATTTCAGTTTAGTACGAAACAAATATATAGGTATTATTAAGGCATTAGAAGCCAAACAGTTTCAGATTAATAATGTTGTTAAATTAAGGGCAGCAGGTTTAGAAGATATTTCACTATAAAAAGGTTGACAAGCAAGACTTCTTGCCGTATACTATACTTATAATTAAAAATGTTTAACTATTCAACTTTACCACTGGAGTCACAAATGAAAAAAACACCATGGCCAAATATCACAGTTGTTGATGTAATGTGTGCCGCAGTCCTAGTTTATAAAGATCAAGGATTCGTTCGTAGTGGACAAGGTTACACAGATACTGACACACAAAGTGGCGATCCTATTGAAATACAAGACAATAAAACTTGTATTGTTGATATTCTAGAAGATCCAAAAATGTCATTCTCAGAAGAAGAGATTACATATGCTAACAATCTTATGGATACTATTAACGGTAAGTTAATGATTAAAAAGATGACTAATAACCTCAATAATTTTGAGCAAAACGTTGCTAAAGCATTATCAGAGCCAGAAGTTAATAAATTTGCAGTAAGTATTATTGCTAGTTTACCACATAGTGTAGTAATTGACAAAAAACGTGAAGCAGTTGAAGATAAAATGTCTGCATTAAAGCATAGCAGTATGTACTTTGGTAATCGTGGCAAAAGATACGATATTAATGTAAAAGTACTAGATGTTAAATTTATTCAAACTAGTGATGTTTATATGATTACTACAGTTTACGCTGAAAAGGATATTATTAAGTTTTGGTGGCGAGATCAACCGGATATTAGTGATATTATTTCGGATAAAACCATTAAAATTCGTGGTACAGTTAACAAACATGAGCTATCAAAGTACTCAAATGCTAAAGAAACCCTTGTAAATAGGGTAAAAATCATACAAGTATAGCGGTTTATTTAAAAGGTTGACAGAATTCCCTTCTTAGTATATATTATATTTAACAATAACATTAAGTTATTATAATTAATAATAAAAAGGAGTTAAAATGCCAAAAACTAAAAAAACAAAAGCAGTGGGTACTAAATTTTTCAAAGAAGGTACTCAAAACCAAAGAATCCTAGCTAAATTCTGGGGTACAGGTAAATCTTTTACTATGGATGATCTAAGAGATAAATTAGACATCGCATCTCCGGGTGCAAGACTTTCTGAATTAAGAGATGAAGGTTTTAACGTAAGAGCAACAGCAGTTGAAACTGGTGATGTTGGTAGAGCAGCTAACGAATACACTATTTCTAAAAAAAGAGTATTAGTATAATACCCACCAAACTACATAATTGGGCCCTTTTTCGCATTGGGCCCGATTCTATGAATAAAACATCAAAAAAAGATTGAAATAAAAGGTTGACAAGTAAGAAGTCTTACTGTATACTGTAAGTATAGTTAATAAAAACAGGAGTTTAATAAATGGCACAAATGCAACTAAAAAAAGTTCGTAAAAGTAAAAAAGGCGAAACAATTGTAGAAGTTCTTCCTAATAATGTGAAGGATAATCCAAATGAAACAGATGCACAAATTATTGAACGTATGCGTGAACGTTTTCAAATTTTAGATGACATGACGCAAGCGTC